ATCATAAATCTTACAGCTTTTTCCAATATTTCCTTATTGGATTCTCCGTAGATTAATTCGGCTACATAACGAATAGGTCCGACTTCTTTTTCGGCAATTCTTATTTCTTTGGCTAGTGGCATCTTTTCGGTTTGAAGATCATCTATAGATTCTTGTGCATCCTTGATTTCTTTGTTTATTGATAGTCTTTCTTTTTCTTGGTTCTTTCTATAGCGCAATCCTTGTTCTGCATCTTTATCAGAAATGATTTTATTTACTGCAGAGTCTAATTGTTTAAGCGCAAGCGCATTAGTATCTATACGACCCCTTTCCCTTTCTATTTTAGAATCTATCATTTCAATCTTAGACTGAACATCACCCGAAGATAGATTCTGATCTATATGTGCTTTAGAAAGGAAACCAAAAACACCCATACTTGTAATGAACATTAATATAGCAACTGCAATTGAAAAATATGTTTTCATCAGCAGCGGTAGGATACTCCAGTTCCTATAGAGATATGAAGCTGTAATAATTTTACCTATTTCTAGAGTAGTTCCCATTATGACAATAGGCCAAAAGGATGCAGAAAATATAGCAGCTAATCCAGTTATGGCATACCACGCGGATACAAATGAAAGTGTAATCCCCGTAAAAATTGCCAACGAACGATCTGTATTAATTTTCAGCTTCATATAAACTTCTACCTAATTTATTCCAATCACGACATATATCCATAATTCGAATTCGTTTCTTAAAATTAATTCTATTGTTTTCTAAAAGACTTTCGAACAACTTATCTATATTGGATCCTAATTGTAAATTTATGTGCTTCTTAAATTTGCCAATTTCTTTAAATTCAGCAAAAGAATTCACTACATGATGTTTCTGAAATGGTTTGTTTAATTCATACCAATCATACTGTCGAAAGAAATTAATTACATCTGATTCTAGATAAGGCGCAATGAATTTCTTATCATATTGTTTAGCTAGAATTTTTTGCTGAATCAGACCAGCTGGATTATTTTGCGCAAAATAATCTACGCGAAATTCGTCGAATTTAGATTTTGGTGTCTTATAATGAATACACGCCTTCTTAGAAACTCCATAGTGACCATCAGCAGCTATTCCAGAAATGACCTCAGATTCTTTTATCTTTGGATATACATATAGAAATGGGAATGTGCATTCAAAATGAGTTTTCTTTTTACATTCAATATCTGTAGCTAGATGTATGAAATCGCTCTCTAAATTTTTCGTGGGAACTTCTGTTAGAGTATAATCCCAATTCATAATCTTCGCGACTTCAATCGCTTTCATTGAATCATAAGAAGGATCGTTTTCTAAATGAAACGTATATACGTGAACCTTCTTACCCAACCTATGCGCAGAGAAAGCACAAGAGATACTATCAACTCCACCAGACATTAAGACCGCTACAGAGTCTGATTCAGAATTTTTCTGTATCTCATCACATAATAATTTATCAATCATTTAGCCTCTTGTGATAGCTAATACTGCATCCAATTGTTTTTGAACTACTGGACCGCGATTTGGCCATAGGATGTATTCCTTATCTGCGGTCTTTAGAAGATTATTCAAAAGAGGAACAATGATTGCTTCTAGTTTTCGAATTTTATCTTTCAACTGTGCTTCTGTTATATTTTCATCTCCACGTTCTTCTAACTTAAATACCAACGAAGTCAGAGCATCAATTTTTTCTTCAAGACGCTGAACATCTTGTGAAGGAGCGATATCAGTAGTTGTTGTAGGTTCGAGCGGTCTTATAGCACTTTCATCAATAGCTGAAAATCCATAATCTAATGAAAGGTATTCTGCGGGAACTACTGCGTGTGTGGTCATATTAATCCTTAAAAAAAGTTTTCTAGAGATGCGACTGGTTCTTCTTTCCAGTGAATCACGTTCAATATAGATCGCAATGGATCGAGAAATGCCTTCTCAAATTGTAAATCATAGTCGATGTATGCGTTCATTTTAAATTCTTTTGGAAGAAAAGATACGATCGATAAAATATTCTCCTGCAATGGATTTGGCATCTTCATATAACAATATTTTATTTTCTCTCCATCTCTAATCGACTCATATTTTTTTGTTAGTTTAAAATCTTTGAGAGCCTTATTGAAGGTTATTGCACCACGAACTGCAATCGGTATAGCTTTCGTTTCTTTAGAATAAAATTGAACATTCTGAACACTTCTTGGAAAAGATATATCTTCGAAGGGTAAAGATTTAAATTTCTTTTTAAACTCTCTGATATATTCTTGCATTCGTTCTTCGCTATTATTCATAATAATATTCAAAGACTCGGTCAAAGCTACTCTACAACTAGAGGGAGTGGAAGACTTAACGGTTTCAACACCCATCATCTTCAGTTTAGGCTTTTCGTAACGAACACCTTCACTATCATACACATTGAGAATATATCTTTTCTTGGCTGTCCATATTCCTCTATCAGCGATAACTTCTCGCTTCATGTTCATTTTTTGTTGAAATGCACTACATCTTTTAGCAAGTCTCTGATATATATCATCAATGACAGGTTCAAATTTATCATGTGCAACCCTATCCAAGAATTCAACAATTCTTTCTTTTGAAGTATTTCCTCTATCTTTAAAAACGCTCCGCACAAGCCCACTAAAAGTAATATATAAACTGTCCGTATCGGATGCAATAACATAATCGATTTCATTTGTTTTTAACAATCTATTTATATAGATGTTCAAATGATTTTCTGCCCAACGAATAGCCAACTGACCACCCATCGTAATTGCAGTTGCTTGATCTATGTCAAAGAATCTAAAATACTGATTACCGAGCGCGCCAAATGCGCTATTGAGTTGTACTTTTCTGGCCAATTGCATATTCTTGAAACGTGATATTTCTTTAGAATACTTTTTGTTCTCTTCTGGAGTTTTTGCTAATTCATATTTTTTCTGAGAAACAATCATCTTCTCTTTATAGATCGTTCTATCTGCATAGAGTCTTTCCATAATTTCAGGAAGAAATCCCTGCTTGTCATTTTTAAAATAGCTCCCATTTGGCGCAAGACAATATCCATCAATAAGCGGCAGCGGTTTATCACTCAAGAAGTGATCAATAGATATATCCGCTTTCTTACCTTTCAACATAGTTTCTGGAGAAATATTATACTGCATGATCAGATGGGGATACAATGAATTCAAGTCGAATGACATCACCCAATCGCTCGATCCGATTTGTGGATCCTTAACATAAGCACCAATAAACTGTTCGGACTTATGACCGCCGCCAGAAAGCGGAATAGCGATTTTCTTTTTATATAGATGATTATGAATGATAACATCCCACATCTTTACTTGTGTGAAAGTATCTGCCATATTTACTTTGGCATCATATGCTAGAGTTAAAACCATCTCGATAAGTTTCATCTTATCGTCTAGTTTATCTACAAGCTCAACATCTCGAATATTATAATTGATGTAATTGGTGAAATCGTTTTCATAGAACTCATGAATAGTTTCGTAACCTAGTTCATGGAAATCTAATTTCTTTTCACCAAGTTCAGTGAATGCTATATGATCTAGACGATAAGATTCTTGTTGTGTATATGTAAACTTCTTATACATCTCCAGATAATCAAGAACAGCAACACCTACGATCGTTATTAGTATGTGTTCCTTTCCCATGAATTTGGTCGTCTTCTCATTGATATGTTTCCACGGTGAAAGGCGTTTGCATTCTTTTTCATCTAAAACCTGGCGAATACGATTGACTAGATATGGAATATCGAAGAAAGATATATTCCATCCAGTCAAAATATCTGGTGCTCCGTAGCGTTCCCATTCATCTAAGAACGCCATCAATAGATGTCTTTCGTTCTTACAATGAATATATTTTACGTCTTGACGTTCTGGCTCATAATTATTGCAACCAAACACATAGAAAATTTTATCTTTCTTAAGTGTGATTGCTGTAATTTCTTCACTAGCAGAATTTACATTCGGAAATCCATTTCCCGCATATACTTCGATATCTATATTAGCGACTCGAATTCTATCAATATCATATACAACTTCATTTCGATATTCTTCATTGAGCCAAGCATATTCGTATCTGGAAAATCCATAGATAGGAAATCCGGTAACATTTTTATAATTATCGATGAAGTTTTTAGCTTCAGTAACAGAATCAAACTCTATTGGTTCTAGGGGTTGACCTTCTATGCTAGACCAAGATGCGTCTGACTTGTTCTTTGCTGGAACAAATAATTTAGGTTTGTAGTGTATTTTTTTAGAGAATGCTCCGTCGTCATCGTATCCACGAACAAGAACATTATCGCCCCACAGAATGGCTGATGTGTAGAATTTTCTCAAAGAATTTCCAATAAGTCAATAACATATTATACTTCATTTACATCAAAACGTAAAGGCTTATTTTGAAAAAGGAATAATATTTCCTGTAGTTTTTGCTACAACTATTCCAGAACCAAATGCAGAATTATACGCATTTCTAATATCTGCATTTGGTTCGTATGAAAATAAAATATGCTGAGTTGAAATTCGAATTTCTTTATTATCTGCAAACATCAAATAGTCTGCTAATCCCATAGATGGTCGACCATCACGACCATTTTGAATAATCATAGATGCTGGGGCCTTTAAGGTAACATATGATTCAGCTGATGACATATCTGCAATAACTTCTTCACCGTTAATCAATCGTATAATCAATATATCATTCATTATTTTTTCTTTGCCTTTTCTGGAACCTTCTTACCATCAAATTTTTTGTGAATTTTAACAATTCTGCATTTTTGAGTAGTCTTACCCTTTACAGTTACATTTTTGCAAACTTTTTTGCTCTCAGCTGCATAAACACTACTATTCAATCCAAAAAATAATAATGTTCCCATCAAAATTAATGCAGATAGGTTTCTAGCCATAGTAATTTTCCTTTAGTTAAAGTGCTGGAGGTTCTTCCTGTTGTGGTTTTTTAATCGGTGCTACAGGAATTGATACTGCGGGAATCGGTGCTGCTGGAATCGGTGCTTTTGGTGGTTCAATATTGCTAGATGCGCCAGCTACCTTCTCTTGTGTCCTACCAAATGCAGCAATGCCTAATACCGCACCCATAGCTATATGAAATAATCCAGCACCTTGAAGTGTGAGTGGCATCCATTGAGAAATAGGTTGCTTAGTCAAAACTTGAGCCAAACTCCAAATAATTGGAAACACTGCCATATCTAGTAAACAAATAATCATATAAGTCCAACCCATAGCAGGTCTCCATTTCTTTTGCATCCAATCTTCTTCTGCCATTTAAGCTCCTAAAACGTGCAGAGCATGGGCATAATGTTTTTTTCGATCCTCAATTCCAAGAGTTCCGCCGTTGATACGTTTGGTCATTGTTAAAATATCGCCGCTATCAGCATATTGGTTTAAATTATTCTCACTCCAAAAATATGCAGCTGATTGAACAGCGCCCTCAAATGTCGAAAGATATTCTGGTAATTCTTCAATAGGAGTCTCGATACTTTCTGCGAATGCAGTATAATTATCCTTTCCTGTTAGTTGAATCAATCCACGACCACAATAACGATATCCATCACCTGATGCTTCATCACCATTACCCATACGATTACCATAAGCACGATTTGCGATCATCTCCGGCTTATGTGCATATTTATTTGCTATTTCCATTGTTGGAAATAATCTCGGCCAAACTCTACATAAAGATGCGGCCTGATAATTTAAATTTTCTTTCAGTGCCTTAAATCCTCCGCTTTCATGAGCACATTGAGCAATAAAAGCAGCAACTCTTTGTGGAGTCGTTATATCATAGTCAGGAAGCACTTTAGATAAAGCGTCATACCATTCATCTAAATATGGTGTACTTGGAAGAATTTCTTTAAGATGATTTTTTGTGAATTCGAATGACATGGACATAGAAAATATACCTTATAGAATTTTTTCTATTTATAAGATAGGGAGGATAATTCCCTATCTTATCTCACATATATTTTAATCTTTTCGAAGTTTTCTGACTTGTCCGAGGTATAAGCATATAGATCTATATATCTCGATAAGTTTAGCCACGATCAGCCTCCGTCAAAAATTCTTTAACATAGGCGTCATTTGTAACATTACGAACGGGTGGATAAAGAGATGTGTTAATCTCAATCTTTTTTGGCTTTTTATTGTCAGGAACAATATACTCCAAAGAAATTTTGAGCATACCATCTTTTAAATCTGCATTTCGAATTTCAACATTATCTGCTAATTCGAATTTTCGTTTAAAAGATCGATCAGCGATTCCTTTATGTAGGAATTCTTCTTTAGAATCGCTAGTTTTTGCTGATGCAGAAACAGTCAAACTTCCATCAGTCAGTTCTATATCAATATCTTCTTTCGAGAATCCAGCAACAGCTAATTCAAGAACGTAGAAATTCTTTTCTGTCTTTTTGATATTGTATGGAGGATAACCTGGAA